AAGCAGGTGCCAGAAGATAAGAAGCCGATAGCTACAAGCCTTATAAAAGAGCTTACCTTTATGGCCATAACGCTGGACGAGCTTAAGGAGAAGATAAAAGAAACTGGAACCGTTGAGCTATTCAAACAGGGTAAGCAGGAGTTTTGGAGAGAAAGCCCAGCTCTAAGGGCCTATAATACCACGGTGCAACGTTATAGCCTGCTCTATAAGCAGCTTACCGACCTTTTACCCAAGACAACCGAGGATATACAGGACAACGCCTTATATGAGTTTATAAAGGCTAATTAAGGCGGTGGGGCCATGAATTATATTGAGCAGTATTATAATGCAATATGTAGCGGTGCCTGTATTGTATCCAAGAGGGTAAAGAAGATATATACCCAGCTTGTGGACGACATTAAGAACCCCAAAAACGGCTATATATTCGACGAGAACAGGGCCACCAAGCCCATAAGGTTTATAGAGCAGTTTTGTAAGCACTCTAAAGGCGAATGGGCGGGCAAGCCGGTTAAGCTGGAGCTATTCCAGAAGGCTTATATATCCGCCTTTTTGGTTTTATCCATGTGGAAACAGGGTTAAGGAAGTACCGGGAAACCTTATTCATGGTTGGCCGCAAGAACGGTAAAAGTACCATGCTTGCCGGTATTGCTCTTTANATGATGATTGCAGACAATGAACCAGGCGCGAGGTTTACAGCGCAGCCAGCAAGAAAGACCAGGCGCGCATTATCTTTGATGAAACCCACAACATGATTAAACAAAGCCCGGATATTAACCGGTACATTAAGAAGCGCAAAAGCGATCTATATTTTCCTTTGACAATGAGTAAATTTCAACCTTTGGGTAAGAACAGCGATACCCTGGACGGCCTTAATGCTCATTGCGTTATCATTGACGAGCTGCACAGCATTAAAGACAGGAACCTATACGAAGTAATGAAGCAGAGCCAGAGCGCAAGGCGGCAACCATTACTTATAATGATTACGACGGCCGGAACCGTCAGAGAATGTATATTTGACGATATGTATAAATACGCCTGCAACGTCGTTGATGGTACATTTCCGGACGAAACTTTTTTACCGGTTATTTATGAGCTGGACGACCGGGAGGAATGGCAGGATCCTAAAGCCTGGGAGAAGGCAAATCCAGGTTTAGGCACTATCAAGAAGCTTGACGACCTTATAAACAAGGTTGAGAGGGCAAAGCATAACCCTAAAGACTTAAGCGGCATTTTAACAAAGGACTTTAATATAAGAGATACCATAAGCAGCGCATGGCTTACCTATGATGATATAAACAATGAGAAAACCTTTGATATTGCCAGGTTTAAAAATTGTTATGCAATAGGCGGCGCAGACTTAAGTATTACCACAGACTTAACATGTGCAACGCTTTTGATGATGGACAAGGAAACGGAGGAACGCTTTGTAACTCAAATGTATTGGTTGCCGCGTGATAACTTTGAAAAGAGAGTTTACCAGGACAAAATTCCTTATGATAAATGGCTTGAACAGGGCTTATTAAGACTTTGCAACGGCAATACAATCAATTACAGCGACGTTACGGCCTGGTTTTTAGAGATGGTAAACGAGAAGGGTATAACCCCATTGTGGATTTATTACGACAGTTACAGCGCGCGTTATTGGGTTGATGAAATGGAGAATTACGGCTTTAAAATGGTACGCTGCATACAGGGAGCAAAGACCTTAAGCTTACCTATGCAGATGTTAGGCGCGGATCTGCAGGCCAAGAGGATAAATTATAACAATAACCCTATTCTTAAATGGTGTCTTACCAATACCGGCGTACAGACAGACAGGAACGGCAATATAGTACCGATTAAAAACCAGTCGGCCAAAATGAGGATAGACGGCACAGCAAGCTTATTAAATGCCTATGTAGGCTTGTATGAGCATTATAACGAGTTTTTAAACGCTTTATAAAGGAGTGAGAACATGGCTAAAGGAACCGTACTAAAAGATAAAAAGATAACTATTTACCAGACGGTTGTAACTGAAAACGAGATAGGCGACCAAATAACCAAATACCAGCCCATACACCCGGGTAAATTGTGGGCTTATGTAAGGCAGTTATCAGCTAAAGAATACTTTGCAGCTGCCGCAGTACAGAATACAGAAGAAATGCTCTTTACAGTTAATTGGCGGCCAGATATAGCCCCGCAAATGTATATTGAGTATAAAGGCGTTTGGTATGATATAAAGCGCGTTGATACATTCGAGGGTTACAAGGAGAATTTACACCTTTACGCAAGCCAAACATTAAGGCCACCAGATCCAGACGACATAATACCTTATGGGCAATAACCCCACAGATAACAGCCCCGGCCGCAAGGTACGGGGTTTTTCTTTTTATTTCTACTTTTATGTTTACAATGTTTATTTATTTTACAAAGTTTACTTGACAAACATAATAAACATGATGTATTATGTAAGTAATCAATAAGTAAACATTAAAGTATTAAAGGAGGTTTTACCATGAAAAATGTATTTAGCATGGTAACAAAAGATTGGGAGAAAGTTTATCAAGAAATTTACGACAAGCTGAAAGCAAACGAAGAGTATAACGAAGCGTCAGAAAAGTTTGAAGCACTTATAAATACCCTGGACACAAGGGTAAAACTTGATTTATCGAATTATGCAACGACGATGCAAACATTGGCACAGGACGAAGGATACAGTCAAGGCTTTGCAGACGCAGTAAACTTAATGGCAGCTTGCTTTTATAGAAACGAGGTGATAGCGTGAGAACCCAAAAGAGCCAGGAAGGAAATGAAGAAAAAGAGAAAATGAAGAAGCAAGCCATTGAAACAGCTAAAAGCATAAGGGAGCAGTTAGGCGGTACAATATTTGCGTTTCCTATTGAGCCGGAAAACCCTTATTCTACATACGCCGTTGTTGTGTATGCAGGGGGTGAATACTTTGTATACCCAGAAGCCACAGACATAACAGAAGCAGCTGCCGGAATAATGACAATACTTGAAGAATTTAAGAAGATAGGCATTGCTAAAGATTATAATACAGACGTCCGCATGATAACCTATAAGGCGCAGATGGACGCGCCAAGCGTTATTATGCGGCGACTGAAAAGAGGATATTAAAAGCAACAGGCGGCCAGGGTAACAGACCTTGACCGCCTTATTTTTTAGCTTGACATTAAACAGTAAATAATATTATAATAAAATCCAAGTAAACATTAAAGTAAAAAAGGAGTGAAAATATGGACGGAATGACAAATGCCGCAGCCATTGGCTATATGATTTTAGCGGCTAAAGCCTTGAAGCTGGACAAAGAAACCATAAAGCAGCTTGAAGCCAACATGAAATATTTTATGGACATGAGAACCGAGGAAGAAGCAGAAGAAACATATAACAATTTTTATTAAAAGGGGTGAAGCTATGCCCAGGGTTATAACAATAGCCAACCAAAAGGGCGGCGTAGGCAAAACTACAACAGCCCATAATGTGGCCGCGTCGTTGACTTATAAAGATTATAAGGTTTTAATGATTGACCTTGACCCGCAAGGCAATTTATCCTTTATTGCCGGCGCAGACAACGTAAATAAACCCACAGTGTATGAAGTATTGCGTGATAAAGTCAGCGTAAAAGAAGCTTTACAGCAGACCAGGAGCGGCCATATTATTCCGGCTAACATTCTTTTAAGCGGCGCAGACAAGGAGTTTACGCGGCCGGAGCTATTAAGGAATAAGTTAGACCCCATTAAAAACGGCTATGACTATGTTTTAATTGATACCCCGCCATCATTAGGGATATTAACCATAAATGCCTTAACAGCAGCCGACAGCGTTATTATTCCATTATCAGCCGATATTTTAAGTTTACAAGGTATAAGTCAATTATACAACACCATTGAAGCAGTAAGAAAGCATAGTAACCCAAGCCTAAAGATTGAAGGGCTATTATTTACGCAGCATAATAACAGAACCATTTTAAGCAGAGAGTTTGAAAAGGCTACAAAGGCCGCAGCAAAGCGAATGAATACAAAAGTATTCCAAACATTTATAAGGGCAAGTGTGGCGACAAGAGAAGCCCAGGCAAATCAGACGGATATTATAACCTATTCGCCTGTTTCGCCGACAGCCGCGGGCTATAACGCTTTAACAGCTGAAATTATTAAGGGAGGTAATAAAGCATGAGCAAAAAGAAAATAGAAGGTTTAGCCGACCAGGCGGTAAGTAAGTTTTTTGAACAACCAGAAACAGAACAGCATGAGGAACAGGGGTTGCCCCAGGTACCAAGAAGCAATATGGGAAGGCCGCGCACCATTTACCGGGAATATGAAAAAACGAGCCAGGAAGGGTTAAGGGACGGCTACACCAGGGCGACCTTTATCGTAAGAGAAGATTTATTAGAAAAGCTCAAAGATTACGCATACACCGAAAGAGAAACCTTGAAAGAGGTTGTAAACAAAATGATTGCCGAGTTTTTAGAAGGCAAAGAAATCATAGAAAGGAAGGATAAATGATGAAACAGATCGGCGACATCAAATTTTACGACGTGCAAGAAATAGCCAAAATCTTTGATATGACCCCACAGAGTATAAGGAAATTTCTCAAAGAAGGCCGCATAAAAGCCCGTAAAGTTGGTACGCGCTGGTATGTTACAGAGGAAGCCGTAAGAGAGTACCTTTTAGGCATAGATAATGAAAAAGGCCACAAATAAAGAATAGTTTACAATGTTTACACAGTTTACCGAGTTTACAATGTTTATTATGTTTATTGTGGATACATGGTAAACATAAAAGAAGGGGGTTAAGAAATGTTAGAACAAAAAATAGAACCCTGGTTTACCGAAGAATATGCCAGGGAGCTTATGGAAAGGCATAAACAGGAACCCTGGACAGAAGAAAAAGCAAAAGAGCTTAACAAAAAAACAAAAGAAACAGCACGAAAGTTTAGGCGTGAAACCATAAAAGAAATTGAGGAATTAGGAGCAGAGGGCTTTGTTATCCGAGCTATAAACGAATTAAGGCAAGAAATTTATAAGCTGCAGCACCCGACAGAGGAAGATTTATATAAATACACCGACGCATATTTTAGAGACCATATAAAAATGACCGAAGAAAGCCTTATATTTTATGAAAACTTGCTAAAGGACAAGGACAAGCTTAAAAAGGCCTTTGACGCCTATATAAAAAGACTTAAGGAGCTTGAAGAAAAGGACGAAACACCGGCAGCCGTAGTAAATACTATTTATCCAGCCAATTTTTTAGCACCAACAGACAAAGTAAGCAACCTTGCCTTTAGCAATGAGCTTACAGGCGACAGCATACAAAAGTTAGCAATGGAACGCCGGGGGAGCAAAAAACAGATAACAACCCTTGCAAGCATAGACTTTGATAGCCTTAACNGATCCGTACAGATAAAAGGCCGCAAAGAGCTTACAGCCTATGATAGAGAGGTACACGACGCTATAATTACCCTTTACGTTGACGGCGGCAACGAATACATAACCCCGCAAATGATATACCAGGTAATGACCGGAGACCCAAAGGCAAGACTTGAAAAGAAGCAGGCCGAAGCTATCAGCGAGAGCATAACAAAATGTATGTATAGCAGACTTATTATTGACGCCAGCGAAGAAGCCAAAGCATACGGCTTTGACAGTTTTAAATATGACGGCAGCCTTATAAGCGGCGAACGGGTTATAGCGTCGTTAAATGGTACCGTTGTGGAATGTTTAAGAGTATTAAGAACGCCTGTTTTATACGAATATGCCAGCAGAAAGAACCAAATAGGACGCTTTGATATTAAATTGCTCAATACGCCTATTAATAAAACAGAGGAAATTATAACGCTGCAAGGCTATTTATACCGCCGGATCCTATCCATGAAAGGCAGCAGCAGCTTAAGCAAAACTATTCTTTATGAAACCGTATATAATCAGCTTGAAATACAAGCAGCAAGCCCAGGAGCTTTGAGAAAGAAAAAGTCAAAAGTACGAGACCAAANAAAAACTATACTGGACTATTGGAAACAAGAAAAATTTATAGCCGGTTATGTAGAGAATAAACGCGGCCAGATTGTTTATAGCATTACCATCAGACTATAAAGCAGGGGCATAAAGTGGTAACGGTAGGGGGAGAAAGTGGTAACGGTAGGGGGAGAAAGTGGTAACGGTAGGGGGAGAAAGTGGTAACAA